TTAACCCGGTGACAGGTACATACCTATCAAGACGACCACGCTAACCACGATAAGCAGCCCCCAGCCTTCAAGGGCCCCTACCAGAATGGCTGCGGCCTGCACGAACAGGTAAACGGCCAACAGGCCAAGAATAAGCTCCATGACTGCTCCGTGAATCAAAAAGCCCCCGAAGGGGCGAACCAGAGGCGCGTCAACATCGAGTGTTGACGGTTACGCTTGTGCAATTGAATCATCTAGTTTTGGCTAGATTCATCTACTTGCTATGCACCAGCCGGACGCTAACCCGGCGTACCCTTATTAGGAGTTCAGGTGTGCCCCCGTCATATCCGTACGGTGATAAGTCCAATTGGGGGAATGCTTCTGCTTTCAGCAACGTAGTGCAGGCAGAGAATCGCAATTCTCAGACCCGCCGTCAAGGGTATAAGGCGACAGACTAAAACCCTTTAAGGTTTCCACTCCTCCTTATTGTAAAAGGCCACAGTGCGCGGTCGATATTCCGCGTAGACAATCTCAATCCTTACTAGGGTCAATTCTTGCTGGTATGTTGGAAACTCATCAGTTCTGTGTTCCAAAACCACTTGCATCAAATCGCGCTTTATAACGGGTGACGGGCTTTTCGACATGAGGTCACCTTCCGCCGTGATGAAGAACTCAAAGCCTCTGGGAAACTCTTTCCTGCTATCATAAAGCTCGATAATCATTGCCGCGCTCCAAAAAAGGAAGCCAGAAATACCCCTCAACCGAATCTTGGTAAAGGGGTATTTTATGCGCGCTCAAAACGTCATCTCGCCGTACATGTAAAAGGCCGAGAAGTCTTTAACCCCGTGCTGCCGCATAAGGTCTCCAAGCGCATCAATCTGAGCGTAGCTTGGAAATTCGACCGGCCCACGCTCAAGCACGACCTGAATGATGCCGTCGTCATCGATGAAGGCTGTAAGCTGCTCCAGCGCCTTCCCCTCGTGGGTGATAAACACGTCAAAGAAGCGGGGATAAGGACGCCAGGAATCGAACACCTCGATAATCATGGTACTCTCCATAAACGAAAAAGCCCCACAGCATTTGCGCTGCGGGGCAGGTTAACCCGCCTCATCGGGAGGTAAGGGCGGGGAACTGGCCGCATTGATAGCCCCCAACACGGAAAGGGACAGGTATAGGCGTCTTTCCTGTTGCCTAGATCGGATCACGCTCCTTTCGCCTCGCCTTGTATCGAATACAAGGACGGTTCCGGCAGTCATCGCAGGTTCCGGGCAAGCACGTAAAGTCCTTTGCGCGGTTCTTCGTAAGTGGGGGAGGTAGGTATGGAAGCTCGAACTGAGCTTCCAGATCATCGCGTATTGCTTCGCGGAAAAGGGTATTCATGATGTGTCTCCTCTAAAGGATTACATCAAGATTCTGCGCTTTAGGGGGCGTCCCGTCAAAAGGTTTAGCGATGCTTATTGGTTCGTAGTGTTTAGCGTCTCACCAAAGTTGGCTTTGGGTAATGCGTCCCGAACAATGCGAAAACAAGTAAATAGACAGGAACACCCAAACAAGATCATGACTCCCGTGCCAAACAGGTATGACGAGAGGCTTTCATCACCCTTGAACATTGATCCGTGGAGCGTGGTCAGCACGAATACCATCCCTATAGAGAGAATGATCACCATGATCGCGACGGGAAGGGAAGTCGCAGCTTGTGAGAGTTCTTTTGCAACAGGTTCTTTAGCGCCTATCAAGATACCAGAGAACGCAAAATCCTTTGGCGAAGCGGTATGGAGAATCTCGCACACGAAACCTTGGCGCGGCTCAATATACTCGAAGGTAAGGGTTTCAGAAGCTTCATCGCCATCGGTTAGGCTGACGTCCATTGCTTCGTGGGCAACTTGCGAAATCTGAGCGCGCAAGAAAAACTCACCTCCCGGGACGGAAACCACCAGCGGGAATTTTGGCGCGATGTCTCCGCGTCTAATTGTTTGGTTGCCGTCATTCCAAATGTAAAGGCGGGTCAGCGTTGCTCGCGTGATCGGGGCACCGCGATAGGTCACCTCCAAATCGCCAGAAAACGCGGTCTGGTTTCGACCGATGATGATGGAATGCTGGATGTCATACGCCATCCGGGACCTGGGAAGCGATACGTAAGTCCAAAGAGCAAGCCCTGCGGTTATCAAGAATCCAAGCAGGGCGGCGTAGTTAAAACCCCAACTAGATGAAAATGTCTGCCAGCCCAAAGCACACCCCGCAAAGTCAACTTGTTTTGTTTAGCATATTAGTTCGGCGCTGCGTCTGTGGATTGTTTTCTATTGCCGTAATCCACAACCTGACTCATCTTACTGGCAAGGGGTGCGGACCCAAGCCCGCATCCCAGCCTATTGAATGCGCTTGGGAGGCAAAAACAAATGAAAGTCTTGGGATGTGGAACGACCTATTTTATTCAGCGGGCCCATGGTCCGCTCGGTTCTCAACGATCTGAAAACTCAAACACGTCGCATTGTGAAGCTCGATGATTTCCGCCGTAGTGATACGCCGGGATACGACTTCACATTCCGCCACCGCTCTTGCTGGCAAGACTATACCTTGGAGGATTTGATCGCCGACAAGTGCCCCTACGGCAAGCCTGGCGACCGGCTTTGGGTGCGCGAGGCAACCGTCAAAGTGGAAGAACACGGCTATCAAGGGCCCGTGTATGTTGTCAGCGAAATGGGCGAAGGTATCCTAGATTACGGACTTGGGCAGTCCGACGATTATCTCGATGTGGAGCCAGAGAACATCAAGGTTCGCCCTTCCATTCACATGCCCCGGAAATACTGTCGCATAGTGCTTGAGATTGTGCGGGTGAGGCTGGAGCTGCTTCAGGACATTTCACGGGAAGATGCCTTGGCCGAAGGCATCTATCGCTACGGTGATGAGGACTGTTGGAAGATTTACACTCCAACCAAACTGTTTGGCACCTCCAATCCACGAACCAGTTTCCTGACATTATGGGAAAGCATCAATGGCGATAAGAGCTGGGACGCCAACCCATGGGTATGGGTGGTCGAATTCAAGCGAGTGGAGGCGTAGCTATGTCCGACACTTCCCCCCGGCTGCGGAAACGTGGCAGTGGCTTTACACAGGTTCCTAACCAGCTCATCAACGATAACCGCATAAGCTTCCGTGCCAAAGGCATCTGGGCGCTCATTGAGTCCAAGCCGGACAATTGGGTGTTTCGGGAAAGCAATCTCGTCGGCGCCTCCACAGAGGGGCGCGACGCATTCCGGGCAGCTGCAAAGGAGCTGATTGCGTTCGGCTGGCTTCACCGTTTTCAGGAAAGGAACAGCCAAGGGCACTTCGTCACCATCTACGAATTGCTCTATTCACCGCTTACTGAAAAACCGTCCACGGTTAAGCCGTCCACGGAAAGTCAGGCGTCTTATAAAGACCAAGATAGTAAGACTGATAAATCCCCCCAAAGCCCCCAAGGGCCGTGTGGGTGGGAAAGCAATTCTGGTTTCATGAAGGTGATGGAAGCCTACTCGAAGCTGAACCCATCCCGCGTCAGCCCGGCCAAGGCGTGGGTCGTCTGGCAGCAGGAAAAGCTCGACGCCTCTGCGGAGCAAATCCTGCTGGCGCTCCCGACCTTTGCGGCGCTCGACCAGTGGAAGCGCGACGGAGGCCGGTACATCCCCAATTTCGCCAAGTGGCTTGCTGATGGCGCATGGCGAACCACCAAAGTCTCCCTTCAGGTTTCTGCTGAGGAACTGGAGGAACGACGACGCATCACGAGCGCCGGTCTTTCCGCGCTGTCTCGCATTAAAAGCTGCGAGGCTTTCGGGACGGAACCGGAGGCCGAAGATCTTGCTGCCCTGCGAAAATACCAGGCGCTACAGGTGCAGTAATGTGCGATGCGAAACACGAGGCGCGGCTTTTTGAAGAGTATTGTGGAGGCGAGAAACTTTTGGGAAAGCTAATCGAGGAATACTTAATTGGATTGAAAGAGCTGGCCGATTCGGGGGTGCTGTGCAGAGAGATTTGTGGAAAGAAAGTTATCGCACTTTCGAGGGAATTGCGTGTCCACGGTGTCTGACTGGTAAGCTAGTTATGGATGTTGGTTCCTTTAATCGAAGGGAGCCTGACTACATAACAGAATTGTTGCAGAACGAGGGCACAGCTCACGAAATGTCATCAGGTACTTTTGTGGGATTTTTATGTTGCGATGAAAATGACTGCGGGGAGTACGTTGCTGTATCCGGCAAGTATAGTTCTGAATCTCATTTGTTCGACGATCCCTATACAGGTGAGATGACGGATCATGTAGTATCAGAATACCTCCCGGAAGCTATGATCCCCGCGCCGCAGATCATCCCGTATCCTGATAATTTAAATAGCGATTCAAAAGCCCATTTGTCGCGAGCTTTCGCACTCTTCTGGTCTGACCATGCATCCTGTGCGAACCGCTTGCGGATAGTTGTGGAATATCTTCTCGATCAACTTTCTATTCCTCGTGTGGGGCAGAAAGGCCAACGAAAGAACGCTCGACTTGATCTAGCTGATCGCATTGACCTGCTGAAAACCGCGAAACCTGGTCATGATGGCGCTCTAAACGCTCTCCGGTTCGTGGGAAATGTGGGAAGCCATGAAGGCGTCGTGGATTTTGAAGATCTTCTGACGTGCTTCGAGGTATTGGAAGACATCATGATCGAACTGATCGAAGGTCGCCGGGACAAGTTGAACCAGCGTATTCAAGAGATCAACAGCCGGAAGGGCAAACCGAAACCCTAGTGGGCAAAGCATCAATTGCGTTGACCATGTTATAGAAACCCCTCAAAATCCCCGGGTGAAAGCTAAAGCCCACTTTGAACGTATTGCCTCGTTGACGTGCGCAGTTGCCGATAGGTGGGGTCATGAGTGCGGTGGCCGGATAACATGCCACCATCCTATCGGAATTGAGTGGCGGGGTATGGGTCAAAAGGCACCGGACCATTGCGTTATCCCCCTTTGCGACAATCACCACCAGCACTCCCGAAACGCCATTCACATGATGGGCAAGAAACCCTGGGAGAACAAATATGGCTCCCAGCGTGAGTTGCTGGAAGCCACACGGGAGAAGCTAGGCGCGTCCGGTTTGGAAGTACCTGGCTCGCCCTAAATAAATTTCTGACTTCTTATCCGGTAAGGCAGGCGCATCCAGTTTGGGCGCTATTTCGTCCACGCTGCATCGTAAGACTTCGCAGATACGGACAACTGTTTTCGGACTAGGTTTCTTGCCGTTCAAGAACCAATCCTGGACACGGTAATTAGCCACACCAATGTCTCGCGAAAACCCGTAAAGACTATTGTATTTTTCATCAATCAGACGGGCCAACGCCCGACGCTCAAATCGGCGTTTGAACAGGGTGTATGTGTCGCTCATCGCACAACGACTCCCAATTTTGTAAATCGTTCGCGTAAATCAGGGAAAAGGCTGCAAGCGTAAGAAACCTTGCGCCAGTTGAAATACTTCTCTCCAGCGTGAGCGGTCGCCATCCATAGCTGGCGGTCATTTAGCGACATTGGGGCCAAGGTCTGCAAAGCAGTCTCGGCCCAATCGCGGATCATCGCTGACTTGTCCATTACTCGTCCTGCGCAGCACGGGACAGGTTGAGGAACTTCCGGTCAAAGAGAACTTTGTAAACCGTGCTCCAGAAGCGGTCGGACAAAAGACCCGCCTCAAAGTGCTTCTGCTTGATGTTGTTCAATTCATCAATGTTCGCGGCAGACGAAAGCTCGCGCAAAAGCTTTTCCAGCGTGTAGGAGCTGGAATCCGCATTGTCGTCCTCAGTCACCATGCCGAACAGACAGAGCAGCGAGTAGCGGCGTCCATAGGTCATGGCCGCACCATATGCCTGCGGGTCGTTCTGACGCTGCATGGGGATGGTAATCGTGCTGACGATTTCTTCGCTGGACGGTGCGTGGCGAAGGATTGTTTCAAGAGTGCAGCTACCGGAAGGGCTAGCAACGGGTCGTTGGATGATCGCTAGTTGGTGCTCCACAAGGTGGGGCTGAAGCGCCGCCATAACACCCTGAAGGTTGGCAAAAGCGCCATGGTGACTTTTAGCGTTTGCGCGGAGAGGTTCGAGTTTCGCTTGGATAGAAATGAGGGCTTCCGTCACCAGAGAGGTGGACGAAATTGGTTCTGTGGCCTTGCTCATGAAAATTACTTTCGATTGAAAATGGTTACGTCGGTTGAAGAGAGGCTGTGGCCGACGCGGTAGCTTGCATAGCCATGCATACGGACGATCCCGGCGCGCGTCATGTCGGTGCGAAGATCGCTCGACCCGATAGGTTTTGACGGGTCAATCTTCCAACAAATGTCGTCACAGTATGCGGCAATCTCCTTTGGTACACCTTGATCGCATCCGATAATAGCCATCAGCGCCCAGCCGCTCGCATGCATCCGGCCCGTGTTCATAATCAGGATGTCTGTGTACTCGCTTGTGGTTTGCCAGTCCCGGACGGGGAGGGCAGCTAATTCCTTTCGTGTCGCTCTATTGCAGTCCACATAGTATTCTTTCCTTGGGTTATTGGGTTGCGCGCTTAGCACGAAAGTATATTGCGCCGGGGTGATGTATTGCGCAACTAAAAAAAAGAATAAATAAAGATTTACAACTTAAAATATACGTGTGAGGATTCATCCATAACCAAGGAAAGAAACCTCCATGACTACCGAATACATCTACAACCCCGCCCGCCCGCTTAGCGGCTGGCAGCGTTTCCAAGCCCACATCTGGAGCAAGTACGGCGTAAACGGCGCTGAACTGGTGGCAACCTGTGTTGCTGGCTTCGTCGGATTTGCCGTGCTGGGCGCGGTAGCGATTGCCCAAATGTAAACCAACGAAAGAGAGGAAGATGGCTGCAAAGAAAACTATAGCACTCAATGAGGCGCTGTTTCCCCAAGTGCCGCTCAAGTACAAGGAGCTGCCAGTAACCAACGGCGATGGGCGCAAGTTGTCGAAGTGCCAGAAATGTGAAGGACGAGGGACTATCGCTACAGCTGAGCGCACCGTCGAACAACACAATAAACAGCCTCGCAAAGAGCGCTTCGGTGTCGAGCCTCGCGATGTGAAAAGTTGGGAGAAGAAAGGCTACACTTGTTCGGTCTCTGATTGCTCCGCGTGCCGTGGTGCTGGTCTGATTGTGGGAGCTGAGTAGATGAAACTGAAATCCCTTTTGAGCTTCTTCTTCCACAAGCCCCAGCGCTGCCCCAAAGACTTCGCGGCAGACGAGTCGGAATCCCAACAGCGGATGCGCTCCTTCTCCGCCAACAGCCAATGCGGCATTATCCTGGACATGCTGAAAAAGGGTAAGCGCGTCACGGCTCTGTCAGCCTTTATGGCAACCGGAGCCATGGGAGCCGACCGCCGCCTCCGTGAAGTGCGCAAGCACCTCCGCCAGCAAGGCATCACGGTGAAGGTCCGCACCTTTAAGTCCAAGAGCGGGGGCATGGTCAAAGAGTTCTGGCTCGACCCGAAAGACCTGCGCGGCGACTGGCTGAAATAATCAATGAAAGACCAAGACTTGAAATTCCAAACTATCAAATGCACCGCCGCCGAAGATGTGGCGGCACACGTCCGCGCCATGGTGGAGAAGAACGGTAAGGGCGGTACGACCGCTACCGCCATTGAGATGGGCGTCCGCTACCAGGCTGTGTCCCAGCTTGTGAATGGCCGGGAGCTGCCAAACCCGCAGATCCTCGACCACCTCGGCCTCGAAAAGCGCATTGTCTACGTGCGCAAAGACCAATCCCAAGGGAAGTAATATGACGTGGAAAATCAAAGCGTCTCTATTCTCGAAATCATCAACGCTCCGTGCGGCGACGTTCTCAAGGCTCATCTGCTGAATAGCGTGCATGGCATGTCCATCAACCTTATCAGCGTTCGGGCACCGGCTGGTGATGCTGAAAAAGCTTTCGCTGAATCCCGCGCCAAACTGGTTGAGCAGGCTCCCCGTAATGCCGACACCATCCTAGCTGAAATTAAAACAGACCATCAGCGACCTCTTCCTGATCGAAAGCCCGTACCGGTCGAGACTCTGCCGAAGATGCCATTAACAACCCGCTTCGAAGACGTGGACCCGGAAAAGGAAGCGAGAGTTTCTGCTAACGTGGTCCAATTGCAGGAGGTCAATGATGGCCCAGTTGCCGAACCGGAGAGTGATCCAGTTATGCCCAACGGTGAGTTCGAGATTGGCGGCAAAGTTTACGTCAGCCTCATCCGGGCAGCAGAACTGCGCAAAAGTTCAATCGGGGCTGTAAACCAAGCCGCTTGCCAAAAGAAATGGACCCGCCTGCCCATGCCGGGTGATGGTCGAAAGGCCGTTTATCTCAAAGACGAAGTGATGGCCCCTAAGTACGCCCGCACTGCGGCATAACCAAAAGGAAAGTAAATGATGTGAACGCAATTGACGAAAGCGGGCTGGCTATCAGCCCCGTGGAGCCGCACCCGATTGAATGCGAGCGCGCCCAGCCCACGCCTACCAGCAACGCGGGGGATGTGGTCTGTACTTGCATGGGAACGCCTAGCTGTGGTGACGGCGCATTTGAAAGCAGCTTGCGCCGCAAATGCGCCGTGCACGGTAAGAAGCCAGCAGAAAACAAGCCTTCAAACCCTGTAACCGATATGTATGTGACCCTTAAAGGTCTTTACTGGAACCATGGGGCGACGGGCGAAGTGCCAACCGAAGAACAAATGCGAGATGCCGCCAACAAGGTTTCGCTGGCCTGTAAAGAGTACCGCGAACAAGTAGCCCGCGCCGCCACCGCCGAAGCAGACTTAGCCAAGGCGAAGCATGACCTTGAAGCGGAGCAGCGCGCCATGGAGGTGGTTGTAGCTGAGAACAGTCAGGCGAGGGAGGTTATTGCGGAGTTGGTGGCCGCATCCGATTCAGAGTTGGGCATCCCGCATGTTGATGGGTACAAGCGTTACTACGCCGCCCTCAAATCCGCCCGCGCCTTTATGGAGGGCAAGGAGGTGTGTCATGGATAACCTTGTCCTGAACCTGCTGTGGCTTGTCTACCGCTCCCATAAGCCTGCCGGATGGGAGGGGAAGTGATGCGAGTGATATTCTGGTGGTGCATCCTTAAAGGCCTGTGGCCCCTTGCCAAGCGCGGCGTTCCTGTGACTGGCTGGCTGTATGCGCTCGCGTCTGGTCGGCATATGCGAGCGATTTATTGGAGAGGGATGCAGCGTCGATGCGTGCGCTAGTAGCCCTCACTCTCGCAGGTTGCGCCTCTCAAGCCCCGGTCGTGCTGGAACAAGCCAAAGCCGCCGTCGATGCTCGCGGTCAGTATTCCTACTACACCGGATGGGACAAGCGCATTCTGCAATCTGGCGACAAGGGGAACTGCGCGGCCTTCGCCTTCAGCTACCAGGCCGAACTTGCCAAGCAGGGCATTCCCTCGCTGGTGCGCGGCTGTCATCTGCCGGACGGGCAGGGACATGCGGTCACGGTGACGGCGGACGGCTGGGTTCTGGATGTGCGGGAGCGGTGGGTCCTGGCTGTTGGTGAAGCCGGGTGCCGTTAAAGCTCAACAACGCTCTTATCGCTCGTAAACGCGTCAGACTCCCAGAATCTTTCTTCCTCCGCACCAAAGAAGCTTTTGGTGTCGAACCTAGATGACAGAAGAAGGGCGGAGTCTTTTGCGCTCAACTTCCCAATTTCTTCATCGACTCTGTCCGCAGCCTTTCGCTTCAGTTCTTCAACATAAGGCAGCGCGTCGTTGAGTAGATCCTTCATCGCAAATACGATCCAGTAATCCACATTCATTCTCTTGTGTGCGAACGTCAATGCGGCCTTCTTGCCGTAGTCGAGATACAAGAACTTCTCTTCGTGCCAATCCGCTCGACCGTGACCAAAATGAGCGATGCTCTTGTCCCGTAGCTTCAGCACGAGTGCATGGGTTTCTCTTTGCTCCGGGCTGTATCCGCCCTCAATGCCAATCTTGTTGCGGCGGTCCTGGTTCTGCGATGCGCGCGCATATATGACCACCGCATGGGTTAGCAGCGCTCTTCCCATCTGCGCCACCATTGGCTTGGTTTGCTTTTGCGCTAGAGAGATTAAACCCTCAATGGAAGATTGCACCTCTTGCAGATCTAGGTGTGTGGATTCCGTCGCCAGCGCGATTTGTATCGCCTTCTTAACTGGCTTGAATTTGGGGTCGGTCAGACTCTTGATAGCTTCGCCTAGATCATATGCGCGTCTGGCATCCATTCTCTAACATTCTCCAAATAGACGAAGGTTGCCCATGCAACCCTGCCTCACGGCGAGTAGCGGGTGGCAAGCGTCAAGTTGCTTTGCGGGGAACCGCTTGCGGGCGAAAGCGACTTGATGCGCGCGCAGGGCAGCGCCCTAGTCTTCAATGCAAAAAGGGCCTGCGGTTAAGCAGAACCCTTTCTGTATCACATCAAGATCACCCGAAGGATCGCAGCTACTGCCCAGAGGCAACTGGCCACGTCGATCTTAACAGTTATAGTTACCTTAGAATTCTTCCTCATTGGGAAACTCCTAAGGCCGCGTGCGCACGAAGCCGAAAGGTTTCGTGAAGCCGGACGATGTAACGGATTAGCCGCCGTTGATCGCGTTATCGACGTGCTGTCAGCGTTGTACTTCCGCTTCCTGCACCCCTATGGAACCTCCAGAGGACGAATTGGCTACCGGCATCCACCGACCACAAACTCCACTGGCATAGGCTGCGGTTGCTCGGATCGGGGTACCCTGACTGGTTCTGCCAGTGGTCCGAAGCCGAATCGCAGTATTCAAGATAAGGGTTTTTATGCGCGCTTCAAGTATAGCCCCTAAGTATCAACAGGAAGTTGTTGCCAAGATTCGAGGGGTGCGGCATCGTTATCCCATAATGATCGCACTCTAATGGCCCGCCCTACATCCACATCCTACACTCCCGAAGAGAAGACCGAGATTATCAAGCGCATTTGCGGTCTGATCATTCAGTCCAGCGTTGAGAAGGCGGTCGCGGAAGTCGGAATTGCTGAGTGCACGTTTTATGCGTGGTTGGCTGCTGACGACGAACTGGCCGAGGAGTACGCGCGTGCGCGCAAGGCGATTGCGTACCGCGACGAGACAGCAATCGAGAACATCGTGAGACAGGCGGAGCAGGGGCAGATTGACCCCGCCGCAGCCCGTGTGGCCATTGATGGGCGCAAGTGGTTAGCCGGAAAGCGCAACCCGAAGGTTTACGGCGACAAGATCGTGCAGGAGCAGACGGGGAAAGACGGCGGGCCAATCGCTATGACAATTGCGTGGGAGGGTGAATGATGGGGCTAGTGGCGCGTAATGTCGATCCGAACGTCATTGCGGTCGTCCAATGGGATGGTGATACAAATGGTGGCCGGGTAATCGTAAAGCCGATCAAGGGAGCGCCTAACCTGAGCGCTGGCGAAATATCGCTCTTAGAGACGCGCCAGATTGCAAGGATGGCCCGTGTGTTTGCTGTTGCAGACCAGGCTAAGCAAGCTCTCACCGATGACGGTTTTATCGAGTTAGAAGACCGACCGGACTGCACGTTAGTAAAGCTTAATATGTTGAAGCTAAAGCGTAACGCTAAGGAAAGCCTCCCCGCGTAAAAATCGTCATACCCTACAAGCCGCGTCCTCAGTTCAAGCCATACCACGACCGAACTGAGCGTAACGCCGTGCTTGTCGCGCACCGCCGTTTCGGCAAGACGGTGGGTTGCATCAATGATGACATTCGGGCGTGTTTGCGTTCCGTCCATTGGCGAACAGGACAACCGCTGGAGAATTTCCGCGCCGCTTACTTCGCGCCATTGCTCAAGCAGGCAAAAGCCATCGCCTGGGACTATGTGAAGTTCTACACGCGCAACATTCCCGGCATGAGCTACAACGAAAGCGAGTTGCGGGCGGACTTTCCTAATGGGGCGCGCTACCGCCTGTTCGGTGCAGACAATCCCGATTCCTCTCGTGGTCTGTATTTCGACCGGGTGACCGAAGACGAACCCGCCGACATGCGGGCAGGCTTCCACACGACCATCATCCTGCCTGCGCTTGCCGACCGTGAGGGGCAGTGGACGAAGATCGGGACACCAAAGGGGCACAACGAGTTCTTTGAGGACTACCAGAGGGCGCTGGAAGATCCCAACACCTTCTGCCTGCTGCTCAAGGCGTCAGAGACTGGCGTATTGCCTGAAACGGAGTTGGACAGTCTCCGCGCGGCCATGAGCGAAGACCAGTATGCTCAGGAGCTTGAGTGTAGCTTTGAGGCGGCTATTCAAGGTGCTTACTTCGGTAAGGAGATGACGCGCCTGGAGGACATGGGACAGATCACCGCTGTGCCGCATGATCCGGCGCTTATGGTGGATGTGTATTTCGACCTTGGCTTTAACGACGCTACCAGCATGTGGTTTATCCAGTCGGAACGCTCCGGCCTGCGTCATCGTGTTATCCGGTACTACGGCAGTAGCGGAGAGAGTATCGCCCATTATGCTGGCGTGCTGAACGAGTGGAAGGCCAAGGGCTACCAGTATGGCCGCATCGTCATGCCGCACGACGCCAAGGCCAAAGACCTCCGCACCGGGAAGTCCATCGAGGACATCATGGCGGATTACGGCATCACGGTTGAGGTGCTGGAGCGTACCGATGACCTGATCCGAGACATCGACGTGAGCCGCACAATGCTGCCGAAATGCTGGTTCGACCGCGATGCGACCAAGGAAGGCGTGGAAGCCCTCAAGCAGTACCGCAAGCAATGGGACGACAAGCGCAAGGTCTTCCAGTCTCACCCGTACCACGACTGGACATCCAACCCGGCTGACGCCTTCCGCCAATTCGCGGTCAGCTTCAAGGCACCTATCTCCGTTCCCGTGATCAACGTCTCGCGGAAATTTGTTGTCTAGATGTTGCGCCTGTGATTCACTGCAACCACAAGAGAAAGTAATGCAGATGGCAAAGACCACCGCTCAACCTTCCCCCGCCAAAACCACCACTCAACCTTCCCCCGCCAAAACCACCACCATCGTCGATGAAACGTCCGATACCGCCGAACGCGATGCAGCGATTGCAGCCGTGCTGAAGGAGAACAAGGATGTTGCCGTAGAACTCGAAGGGCTGACGGACGGTGAGAAGCTGATCCGTCTGCGCCAGCGCGGTCTTATCGGGTTTGACGTGCAGTAATGCTGCGCTTCTCTGACGCGCTTGTTCTGTGTGTAGCGATGCTGTGCATCACCCTGTTTGCAATCCTGAACTAACGGAAGCCTCAATGTTTGGATGAAGTCATTCAGTTCCTGGACACCGAAAATCCTCTGATTGAGGAGGTAGAGGCGTCTGATGAAGTCGGACTGACTGACGACGAAATCCGGGCATTGTGTGAGGAGGAATACCGGAAGGCAAAGCCGACCGAGGAGATCCTTGCCGCTCAGAAGCTGGCGCTCCAGCAATACTTCCTCGACCCGGATGGGAATGAAGAGCAAGGCTCCAGCCAAGTGCAGGATTCCACCGTGCGGGATTCCATTGAGGCGGCGTTGCCGATCCTCATGGATATGTTCCTGTCCAGCGATAGCCCGGTCATCTTCCGCCCGTCGCACGAGAAGGACATCGAACAGGCTGAGTTGGAAACCGTGTTCTGCCAGTACGTGCTGCTTACTCAGAACCCCGGCATCCTTATCCTGCTGCAATGGATCAAAGAAGCTCTTCTGCTCAAGAACGGATACGTCAAGGTGTTCTGGGACGCTCTAGTGAATGAGGAGCGGGAGGACTATGCGGGAGTGTCGGCAGATGAACTCGCCGCCATGATGGCTGATGACGATTACGAAGTGATTGAGGTGGGCGAAGTTCCGACACTTGACGCTTCGACAATGCAGCCAACAGGCGAAATCTACTACAACGTATCAGGCAAGCGCCGCTCCGATGCTGGCCAAGTCCGCATTATCAATATTCCCACCGACCGCGTTCGCATTGCCGCAAGCTGGAACAGCATCAACCTCGATGGTTGTCCGTATGTCTGCCATGAGGAGCCATGCACGCGCTCTGACCTCCTCGTAGACGGTTTTGATCCTGAGTTGATCGAAAGCCTGCCTACCGAGAATTACAGCCTCGAATCCAGCGACGTTAGCCTTTACCGCCGCGATATGGACGAGTTTACGAACAGCACCAATAGCTCCGACCCGTCCCGCGATGTTCTGCGCCGCTTTGAGCATTACATCCGTGCTGACCGTAACGGCGACGGTATCACCGAGTTGCTGAAGGTGACCATCATCGGGGAAAACGGTGGCACGGTCCTAGACATTGAAGAGGTGGACGGTCACGCGATCATCCCCACCACGCCATTCATTCTTCCGCATAGCTCCACGGGCCTTTCTCTGGCGGAGTTTGTGGGCGAGACTCAGCGCATTCAGACAGCCGTTCTGCGGCAGACCTTGGATAATCTCTATCTGTCTAACCAGCCTGGGACAGCTATTAACGTCAATAACATCACCAATCCTGAAGTCCTTACCGAGCCAAAGGTGGGACGTATCTATCTCAAGAAGACTGGTGAAAACATCGCAGAAACTATCGGCGTCCCATTCATGGCCGAGAAGTCTTTGTTGGTCATGCAGGCTATCGACCAGAAGGCCGAAAAGAAGACTGGCCTCTCCGCCGAAACGATTGGGCTTGATGCAGAATCTCTTGCCAAGTCCACGAACTTCGTCGGCGGTGCCGTTCTCAACCTCTCCCAACTCCGCATGAAGCTGGTCATGACCACGCTGTGCGAGACGGGCTTCAAGCCACTCATGCTGCGCGTGCGTGAGCTTTGTATGAAGAACATGAGCCGCAAGGAAATGGTTGAGCTTGCCGGGAAGTGGGTGCCGATTGACCCGCGCAACTGGCGTGAGAAGCGTGACACGCAGATCCGTGTAGGGGTCGGTTCAGTCATGAAGGCTGAACGTCAGGCCGTACTCCAGCAGATCATTGGGCTTCAGGAGAAGATCGTTGCGACGCAAGGCGGCATTGAGGGACCGTTCGTTACGGGCCAGAACATTTACAACAGTCTTTGTGACGTTGAGCGCCTAACCGGTACAGCAAACGTCAATCGCTACTTCAGCGACCCGGCCAACTACACACCGCCGCCTGAGAAGCCGGACGTTGCGACCGAAGCCCTAGAGATTGAGCAAGCCAAGCTGGCTGAGAAAGCCCAGAAGGATGCAGCCGATATTGAACTCAAGCACCGTGAGCTGAACATCAAGGAGCGCGAGGTCGGTATTAAGCAGGAGCAAGTTGCGACCGCACGTATCAACACGATTGCCAGCAACCTTGTCGGGATAGGTGACGCCAATGCTACGTAATCTGATTCCCTCGGTTCTCCGCCCGCGTGAGCAAGACATTTCCCTGAAAAGCCGTGCAACCGCCGTTGCCGTGCTGCAAGAGAACCCGGCCTATCTGACGGCCCGTGAAGAGATTCTGCGAGACATCGTGGAGAAGTGGTTGGGGTCGAAACCCGACGCGAAAGAACTGCGTGAGAGCCTTTACTGCCAGGCACACGCGCTATCGCAAGTGGACGCACAGCTTAGTGTGATCCTCGCTAAGAACGCTATGAAAGATAAGCACAATGCCGGTTAACCAAGATGGAACCAGCGCCGGGGACGAACTCCTCGAAGCCTTCAACGATCAGGAGCAACAGCCAACCGACGATGTTGAGGAACTAGAGGGCGAAGAACCCGTGGAGGAAGGTGAAGAGGATGGCGACGAAGACGCTGACCTTGATCCTGACGCCGAAGAAGATGAAGCCGAAGAAGGCGAAGATGACGGAACCCAGACCCACACCGTGAAAGTCAACGGTCAAGAGGAACGGGTGACCCTGAACGAGCTTAAAGCAGGCTATATGAAGGACGCCGATTACCGCCAGAAGACAGCCGCACTCGCCAAAGACAAAGAACGTGTGAGCGCGACTGAGAAGCAGTTTGAAAGCGGCCTGACGAAGCTCGGTGAAGACCTTGAGCTTGTGGCGACGTTTATTGCCAGTCAGATCAACTTGGATGAAGCTGCGCTTGATAAGCTGGCGGAGGAAAACCCCGCTGAACTGGTCAAGGTGCAGCGTCAGCTTGCAAAGCAGGGGAGCGCCCTACAGGCTGCTCACCAGCGTCTGCAACACGTTCGCAATCAACAGGCGAACGAAGCGCAGCGTAAGCTGAATGAGTTCCGTGACGCCGAAGTGGACAAACTCCACCAGGTAGCGCCGGAGTTCTCCAAGCCGGAGACTGTCCAACGCCTCCATTCCTACCTGAAAGACACCTACGGGCTGAAGCAGGAAGAGATTGAGAGCGTTCTGGACCACCGATTTGCGCTGATTGCCGATAAAGCCCGCCGTTTCGACGCGATTAAGTCGAAGGCCTCTCTGAAGGAAAAGCAGGTGAAGAACACTCCTGCCAAATTCCAAAAGGGCGGTGCCATGAATCGTGGCGGACAAGCGATGAAGGAAAAGAACCAAGCTTTCCAGACGGTGATGAAGAGCGGCAAGACCGATGCTCTGGCTAAACTCTTCTAGCCCAACCATAAGCCAAAACATAAAGGGTTCTTAAATGCCCAGCGTAACCGCTACCGCCTCCACGTATAACGTGATTGGTAACCGCGAACACCTGATGGACGCCATCTACCGTGTCGCACAAGAAGATGCGCCGTTCACCACCCAGATCTGCTCCCGCGTCAGCGCAGAAGCAAAGCTGGTTGAATGGCAAACCGACGATCTCCGTGCCCCGAACGCTGCCAACGCAGTCGTAGAAGGCGCTGATGCACCCGCAGCCACGTCCCAACTGACGACCCGCGTCGGCAACCGCACTCAGTTGTTCAACGAAACTGCGATCACCACCAGCACCCAACGCAAGGTGAAGGCCGCTGGCCGTTCCGATGAAATGAAGCGTCAGCTCGCCATCAAGAGCAAGCTGGTTCTCCTCGACATCGAAGCCGCCGCTCTGTCCACCAGCAACGCCGTCGCAGGCGATGCTTCCACTACCGCATCCCGTATGCGTGGGCTGGAAAGCTGGCTGTCCACCAACATCAGCCATGGCGGCTCCGGCTCCACGACTGGCGGTGTTGTGACCGACGGTACTCAGCGTGCCGTGACCAAAGCTCTGGTAGACACCATGCTCCAGCAAGTCTTTGCTAAGGGCAGCAAGGTGGACACCATCATGGTCGGTGCATCCAACAAGCGCGCGCTCTCCGGCGTTCTGAACGGCGCTGCCGTCAGCAACCGCCAGGTCGCCGCTGAGAAGAAGACCGTGGCCGATGCCGTTGATGTTTACATCAGCGACTACGGCACCATCAAAATCATGCCGAACCGCACCCAGCGTGACCGTACTCTGTTCGGCCTGAATGATGACATGCACGCGATGGCCTATCTGCAAACCATCCAATCCACTGAACTCGCTAAGACCGGGAACAGCGATAAGGAACTGGTGTTCGCAGAAGCCACCTACGTCTGCAAAAACGAAGCAGCTAACGGCAAGGTAGCTGACCTGACCACTCCGTAATGAGTGATGATGGGAAGGGGGCTTAGGCCCCCACCTTCAAGAAATTCAAGAGAAAGCCCGGATGTGGACGAACAGATTGCCCGCAGCCTCCACCACGACTGGCAGGAAAACGCAGACGGCACGGTGACCATCACCACCCGCCAAGACATCTCCGAACACCTCAAGCTTGCGGCTGAAGCCCGCTCCATTGACGCTGAGATCGGACGCCAACTGACCCGCGAGGACGGGATGCACATGGTCGGTTCGATCCCCGGTATCATCGTGCAGAAGTGGAAAGACGAGGGCTTCGACATCCTCAGCCCTGCGCGCTCCAAGATGACGCCCGAAGAGCATCAGCGGGAAATTCTCAAGCGCCTTTGCGGGGAATACTCGATGCTGAATACCTCTCGCTTTGGGAGGCTCGCATAATGGCTTTCTCAACCTATTCCGACCTGAAGAGCAAGATCGCCAAATACCTCGCCCGCTCCGGCCTTGATACAGAGATTGCCGACGCGATTGCGATGTTTGAATCCGAGTACAACGCCGGGGAGGACAACTACTTCTCGGAATCCGTCTTCCCGTTCACCACAGTCGCGGGCACAGCGTTGGTAACATTGCCATCCGACTTCAATGAGCCTGTCTCCCTGTCCATGGACAAGTATGGGGATGTGCCGATCATCTCGCTGGCCTCCCTGCAAAACCGCGCCGTGGTCACACAAGGCCGTCCGACCGCCGCCGCACTTTATCCCGGAAGCCGTCTCAAGCTTTCCGCCACGCCGGATGCGGTTTATAGCCTCGAACTGATCTATGAAGCCAACCTTGCTGCTCTGAGCGACGCCAGCCCGACAAACTGGATGCTCCAGAAGTACCCGAACGTCTACGTCTATGGTGCGCTCAAATACATGTTGGATTACCTCCAAGACGGGGTGAGGGCCGACACGATCGAGCGGAAATACCTTGGCTTCCTGAACGGCATTCAGGGCAAGAAGGCTTCCAAGAAGCTCGGCAACAACGCTGTCATGCAAACATCAGGCAGACTCCCGTAGCATGGCACTCGAACTCTCACCCTTGCAGAAATTCGGGGAGTGGATGCCTGACCGCGGGCTTCTGAACAACCCCGGCGCAACCGAAGCCAAAAACGTTGTGGCCGTGGGCGACGATTACGCCCCTGTTGAAACCGTCACGGAAGAAACCTCTGCATTGCCTGCGGAGTGCCTTGGCAAATTCGGGTGCTATGACAAGAACGGCAACCCGTTCACATTCGCCGGGACCGCCACGAAACTGTACCGCCTCGTGGGGACGGCGTGGACGGACGTTAGCAAGGCCGCTGGATATAACACCACAGGAGACAATCGCTGGCGATTTGCGCAGTTTGGCGACTATGTGGTGGCTACGAACTACATCGACGCCATGCAAGTCTTCAATATGTCGTCCAGCACGCTCTTTGCGGATTTGACTGGCTCTCCGCCGCGCTGCAAGTACCTAGCGGTCGTGAACAACTTCCTGTTTGCCATCAACACCACTGACCCGGTTGACGGTGCGGTAAACTACCGCGACTGGTGGTGCGGGATTGATAACATCAACTCGTGGACACCCAACGTCCAGACGCAAGCCGACCGTCAGGATACACCGGGATACGGTCAGTCATTCGGTATTGTCGGCTCTCAAAACACCGCCATCAAGTTCATGTCGGAAGGCATCTTCCGCCTCGACTATGTAGGGCCTGCTCCGATCTTCACCTTCAGCCTTGTCGAGCCGAACCGTGGGACGCAGATCCCCGGCAGCATCGCCGCCTACTCCAACTTCGTTTTCTATCTGGGCGAAGATGGGTTCAACCTGTTCGACGGCCAATCCTCCCGGCCAATTGGCGACCAGAAGGTGGATAACTGGTTCAAGAACCGACTGGATACGAACAACGTCCACAAGGTTCAATCTGTCATCAACCCACGCCGTAAGCAGTATATGCTGGCCTTCCCAAGTGTCGGAGGAACAGGCGTGTGCGACACGATCCTCGTCTACAACTGGACGACTGGCCGCTGGAGCTACATCGAACAGATCGTGGAAGCTTTCTCGCGGGTCTATAGCCAGTCAGTACTCGCTGACACGGTTAGCACGTTGGCGGATACGCTTGACCTTCTAGCCGATGGAGCAAGTTTTGCGGGTGGCCGTGCGCTTCTTGGCGTTATCGGACCGGGACGCAGGCTCGGATATTTTGCTGGCCCTAACCGTCCGGCAGTCATCGAAACCACAGAAGTACGCCTGAACCCCACGGGACGGGCATATGTTGGCACGGTCTACCCGGTTGCCGACTGTGACGCCATGCAAGTGGAGCTTCTGAGCCGGGACAAGCAAACGGCTGTAGCATCTGGCTCCGGCCTGATGGCCATTGAGGAGGCCACCGGCGAGGTTGGTTTCCACGTCGATGCAACGTATCACCGTGTTCGGGTGGCTTTGTCGGGCAATTGGAGCCGCGCACAAGGCGTGCAAGTTGGATTTAGGGCGACAGGTCGATAATGGCAATCGGACCAGCCCCTCGTAATGATAAAGCCTACATCATGCAGTTGGCTTTGCAGTTGCAGGACCTCGAACGGCGTTCGACTGCGCTCATCAGCCGGATAAGTGCGAACTATCCCACCAACACACCAGGCGAAATCATCATTGCCGACACAACGTCCGGCGCGGTGACTGTTTCTCTCCCATTCGCAAAGGAGTTTTACGGCAAGTCTGTGTTTGTGAAGAAGATCGACGCCAGTGTGAACGCGGTGACCCTGCAACCGCAGTCAGGTGATACAATTGACGGGGCCTCTAATAAAGCCATTGCCGTTCAATACATGAGCTACACGGTGTTCAGCACCGGAGCGGAGTGGATCATCGTATGAGTTATATCCCTCCCCAGACAATTACGGGCCTTGTGCTGACCGGGAAGGTCAAAAAGGCGGACACTACGCGCACAAACACCGCGACGGTCGCTGACGATCCTGATCTGGTTGTGGCTCTCAAGGCCAACACCCGATACCTTGTTACCGCCGACCTGATTTTCACCTCGTCGCTGGTTGCAGGCTTCAAAATGGGCTGGGGTCTTCCGGCAAATGCCACCATTCAGTACGTGAATGTCGGACAGAATGATGGGCTGGTGAAAAACCTCCTCGATCTGATCGGCCTAACCCTCACGACCACCAATCCAAATTATATGTTCCTAAGAGGTATCGTCAAAACAGGTGCTACGGCAGGGAACGTGTCGATCAAATGGGCGCAGAACGTCGCATCAAGTGCCAGCGGTGCGGTGTTGAAGGCTGAAAGCTCTCTGACGGTGATTGAGCTGGTCTAATGGAGCTACGCAGCCTTCCCCGTGAACAGGTTATGCAGGCATGGCCAGATATTGCGCCTGTATTGGCAAAGATCGTGGGCAAAGATGGCCGGGAAGACCTTCTCGACGTAGCCGGGTCGCTCCTCAAAGGGGAATACCACGCTCTGATCGTAGTAGATGATGCCGGAGCCATCGCGTGCGTCTGCGTCGCGCAGTTCTGCGAATATCGGGCGGGTAAGGTATGCCACATCGTTTATATCGCAGGAAATCGTTTGACAGGCTGGCTGCAATTTGTGGATAGTATCTGTGAATGGTGCAAGGCGCAGGGTTGTATCTCTGTGGAGGGCACGGGACGGGCCGGATGGGAGCGCGTATTGCACCCCAGAGGGTTCACCCGAATGTCGTCAACCATACGGAAGCGCCTATGAGTGGGAAGCAAAGCACCAACCACCCAAAACACCACCACAACGCCGTGGTCCGGTGTTCAGCCTTACATTAAGGACTCTCTGAGCCAAGCTCAGAAGCTTTATCAGTCTGGCAACGGATATTATCCCGAAAGCACGGTTGCTCCTCTCAGCAGCCAAAGCCAACAGGCCATTGACCTCACCACGCAGCGCGCAACCAACGGAAGCCCGTTGCAGACCGCAGCGCAGGGTAACGCGACCTCTACGCTCAACGGCGATTACCTGAACTCCAACCCCAATCTACAGGGAGCCATCGACGCGGCAACACAAGGTCTTGTGCGTCAGTACACCAATGCCACCATGCCGGGGATTGAAGGAGCGTTCAGCAAGGCGGGACGCTACGGCTCCAATGCGCAGTATGCTCAGGCCAATGACGCTCAAGCAAATCTTGCCAGCCAGATCGGCAACATCTCCTCGACGATGGCCTACAATAACTACAACGATGAGCGCGCCCGTCAGGTGCAAACATCGGCTCTCGCCCCGCAACTTGCCGGAATGGACTACACCAACCTCACGGCGCTCGCCAATGCTGGTGCGACGCTCGACAGCCAAGCGCAGGCGCAACTCACCGACCTTGTTAACCGCTACAACTACCAGAACGGCGGCGCTCTAGATGATTACATTGCCCGGATAAACGGAACGGGTGCCACAAAGTATTCCTCGTCAACGCAATCGACGCCTGGTGGGAATAAACTTGCTGGAGCGCTCGGTGGTGCCGCATCTGGTGCGGCCACGGGTGCTATGATTGGCGGTCCGTGGGGCGCTCTCGCTGGTGGCGCAATTGGAGCAGGAGCAAGTTTCCTCTAATGTGGCCGTTCACTTCCGACAACTACCTTGACCAAGCCGTAGCTCAAGCGCTGCCGCAAGCAAACATGCAGTTCGGCTCCATGGCTGGTCCTTCACTGCGTCAGGATATGCCCGTCAGCACGCCGGACACACAACCGGGCGGCAACCGCATTCTGAACAACCCGCAGCTCTTAAACGCTCTGGCCCGCATGGGTAATGCTATCTCCGTGGCGAACGACAAGGGTGCAAGCTTCGGCGGCTCTTTGGCGGCTGGTAGCGACGCCTTCTTAAATGAGCTTGTTCGTCAGCAAGATGCTGATCTCGACCAGCGCCGCGCCAACGCGCAAATCGCCGCCTATGAAGCATCCGCAGCCCGCGAAAAGAAGGATGCGGAGTATGGCGTCCGTAGCAATGGCTTCGAGGGTGATATTGCCCGTGCCCGCGTCATCCTGAATGACCCGATGGCGACAGCACAGCAGAAGTCCGTGGCTCAAGCGGTCGTGCAGACAGCGGAACGCCTGCAAGGATCGTGGGACCCGGTGAGCGGTACATGGACGATGAACCGCCGTGCCGATCTCGGTGGACAAGCAGTGCCGTCCACACAACCTTCCCAAGCTGCACCTATGGAGACAATGCAGCAACCTATGTCGTCGCCAAGCCCGCAGATGCTTCCAGCACCGACCGATGGCGGCATGTTACTCCCGCCTCCTTCTACTGATGGCACGCCAGATGCTGGACTGTTCCAGTCTACCGGAAACCGCAAGGTCAATGCGGCTCTCCAAGAAGAAGCGGGCAAGGCAGAAATTGCAGGACGCCGCGCCGTAAATGAGGGCGTCGGCAAGGTGGATGCAGACACCTTCAGTGCGATCTCCAACCAGACCCGCACGCTCGCCGGAATGGTTCCTCAGCTTCAGCGCATCGAAACCCTCGCCGCCAACACAAAGACAGGTGGGGTTGGCGTAGCGCGCCTTGAACTTGGTAAGCTGTTTGGCCTTGATCTCGACGGCGTGCCAGAAGCGCAAGCCATCACCGCTATTCAAAACGCCATCGGTCCCTCCCTGCGTACACCTGGCTCCGGCGCAAGCTCGGATAAAGATGTGGCCATCTTCATGTCCAGCATCCCGACCCTGATGAACACACCGGGCGGCATCCGCGAGATCAACAAGACCTACACGCAACTCCTCGACCGCAAGAAGGAAGAAGAACGGATTGCCCGAAAGCTGCTGCGCGAAGACGGCAACCTTGAGCGGTTCTATGATGAAACCGAGAAGCTCGGTCCTGTCTTCAAAAGCGCACCAACTGCGCCCGCTGCCGCTCCAGCCACGCCATCCTTTGACCGTAGCGCAATAGAAGCCGAAATGAAGCGGAGGATGCTCAAATAATGGATCTGTCCAAGCTCTCCGACGCCGACCTGAAAGCGGCCTACGAAGGTAACTGGCAGGGCGTCAGCGATGACGGCCTCCGTCTGCTTTCCGGTACGCCGGAACAGGTTGGCACAGGCGAAGACATTGCGCGTTCCGCTGCAAGTGGCGTCGCTCGGTCTATTCCCAAAGGTATCGACTTCGGTGGTGCGGTGGTCGCCAAGGGCGTTGACCTTGCCACGGGTGGCAACACACCGTTCAGCACCTTCATGGATGCGTCCCCGCTCAACAAGCTCACCTCGAAGGTTCTTGGTGAAGAATATGAGCCGCAAACAGGCGCCGGAAGCGTGGCCAAGTTTGGCGGAGAAGTCCTCGGCCCGTGGGGTGCATTAAGTGCTGCCCGTGGTACTGCCGGATTTGCACGCGGCCTAGCCGGGAAAGCTCCTGAATACGTTAAAGACCCGGCTGTGCTTCTCCAGCGTTACAAAGACGGCGTTGAAGCTCTCAGCAACATCAAGTTTACACCGCAACAACTGCGAGACGGCCTTAAAAAGCCCGTTAATGAGGCCATTGCGCCTGACTTCTTCGCCAACAAAAGCCCGGAGTTGGCGAATGACCTCTCCAACCTCGACCGCCTGACAAAGACGGGGACTGATGGTCGTCGCCTCGAAGGGTTCCGCCGATCCCTGTCTTCGACCAAAGACCCGCTGGCCAATCGGCTGCGGGAAGGCGTGGACGACTTTCTTGAAAGCTCCGCCGTCCCTACAGACTTCCGGGACAGTTACCGTCTGATGAGCAAAGTTCGCAATCTTGATGACGCGATCACGAAAGGCGGCGACAATCTTCCCATGGCGCGCACGGCTCTCAAGAACCAACTCATTGGCAAGAACGCCCGTGGTTATACGCCCGCCGAATTGGCAACGCTGCGCACCGCCAGCAAAGCCGGACCGGGGGAAACATCACTTCGGCTTCTATCCGCCGCCACGGGCCTACCCAGCAGCATTGCAGCAGGCGTAGGTGGCAATCCCGTAGCGGGCGGGCTTCTCTATAGCACAAGTCGTGGACTGAAGAACCTCGCGGATAAGCAGGGTCTGAAACGCATTGAAGAAGCTCGTAACCTCATTCTGAATGGCGGCGAAATGCCCACCATTGCAGAGCGCTTTGGCACGTTCGTGCGCGGAAAACTAAAATAGGAGGCGCAATTGAGTGACGACGCGCATACGCACCTGGTCAAGCACCGCTGGAGGAAATAGCCAGACTCCGCCGTTCGGTGCGCCGGAAATGGCGACCAACGTCAACCAACTGACGGACATCATGCGGCAGATCATGGCCGAAGTCCGTTCTTGGTATGAAATCCCCGGATGGATCGACCTTGGACACACGCCAACTTACGTCAGCGCTACTGTGTTTACGGTCACGGGGGATCAGCGAACCACTTACGAGGTCGGTCGTAGGGTCCGCGCCATCAACAATGTCGGAACCACCATCTACGGAACTATCACGGCGTCAGCGTACACGGTAACAACGTCTGTGACCGTCTCTTGGGATAGCGGTTCGCTCGACACGAACGTGGCGGAAGTTGCAGTTGGTGCGGCAAGCGTTGCGGGAGCGTGGATCGCCATCCAGTCGCTCAAAGGGCTTGGCTCCTTGGCGGCAAAAAGCACCATCGCCACGGCTGACATTACTGATGCCGCTGTGACGGCTGTGAAGATCGCCAACTCGGTTCTAACTACCGCCAAATTCGCCGCTGCGTCTATTGCCAACGCCGCCGCCGACTTCGTGAGCGGGGCGTCAACCAAGTTTGCGACCGCTGGCGGGGTGTTTGACTACATCATCAATGATCTCGGCGTGAAAAACAAAGCATATGCTGAGAACACCAGTCAGGTCACCCTCTCTGCTACTCCGTTTGATGGGACGATCCCTCAAAACACGGAGGGGACACAAGTTCTTAGCCAGACGTTCACGCCTAAGAAAACAACGTCCCGCGTGCGCATCAGCATCCAGTCCACGGGCGACACGACCAGCAACACTCCCACGACAGTAGTGGCTGCTTTGTTCCTTAACAGCGGATCGGATGCAATTGCTGCCAAGGCGAGCTCCACGGCTTCGGCGTTGGGTAACTGGTGGACGGTGAGCCTCGACTTCGAACACGTTCCGGGAGTCGCTACCGAAGTCACCTACACTGTGCGGCTCGGGATTGGGTCAGGCGGTGCCCGCATCAATGGCCCGGTCAACTTTGGTGGCGTCGGAAAAGGCGCAACCATGACGATTGAGGAGGTCTAAGATGTTTATAGGCGCTCCTTTTGCAAACCCAGCACTCCTAGGTGCTGGAGCCTTCGAGAACCCAACATCTATTTCGGGCTTGATGCGTTGGTATGATGCCTCAGACGATAGCACTGTCACGCGAGACGGTTCCAACCTAGTGGGTCAATGGCGGGACAAGAGCGGTTCTGGCGACCACCTAAATCAGTCGACAGCGGCCCGTAAGCCTGTGTTCACACCGAACTCGTTGAATGGTCTTCCTGGCATTGCTTTCACTGACACGGCGACAACTTCCGCCAGCCGTATGGACGGCACGCTATCCACGAGCACCACTGAAACGACCATTTTCTTGGTCATCACTATCGGTTCTCTCGTTGGCACGTTCGACGGCATTCTCGGCCAAGGTGGACTCGGAAACCTTTATACATCGACGGTCTTGGATTGGTCGCCCGTGGGAACGGCGGATGGAACAACTGGCGTGCGCAATATCCCTCTCCCAGCGCTCAACAAGCCCATTGTGCTTTCAATGCGTCGCTCATCCTCGGTCAATAATGCCGAAGTGCGCGAGAACTTTGCGATTCTGAAGAAGACCACCCATACAGGCGGCGCAACCGCGAGCACAGTGTTCCGGCTTGGATACGATAGCAACACCAACCAGTCCACGATTACGGCCTACGAGATCGCTACATACTCACGCTATCTCTCTGATGCTGAAATGTTGCAGATGGAAGATTACCTCAACAACAAGTGGGCCTGTTACGTGAATTTTGCTGGTAGGCGTAGCCTTCACCGTGGGCCGCAGCGATATGCAACAGCAAACAACATCACCTCGCTATCGGGCTTACCTGCTCCTAAGCAGCTCTATTTCGTGTTTGGCCAGTCGAACGCAGCAGGTGTTGCTCCCATCGCGGATCTTCCCGCCGTTCTCAAGCTGCCGATCACCAACGCGAAAATCTGGACACCCGGTACCAGCACCTTTGATACCCTCGAAGCTAACGTGAACAACCAGCCAAACTCCGCTGGCCAACCGTGGCACGGTCCCGAACTGTCGTTCATGTACGATCTGGTAGCTGACTTTGGGGAATCGTATCTGGTGAAGAGTGCAACTGGAGGAACTGACCTTGCAACGCGCTGGCGTCCAGATTCACCATCGGGCCAGAACCTATACCGCGACTTTATCACCAAGATCGACAACGCGCGCTACGCGGTCGGCATGGCAACCGGACTCGAACTGAAGCCGAACACGGGTATCTGGTATCAGGGGGAAGCGGACACAGGAACTCCGGCCTACGCTGCCGCATATCAAGCCAACGAAGCGTTTATGATCAACACGCTGCGCAACGGAGTGGATGTGACGGGGGCCGAGAATCTCAAACTCGTGGTGCCCAGCATCAACAACACCAACTACGACCAGTACTATCAGCAAATCAATGCGGCTAAAGACGCCAACGCTGCGTCGCTACCGAACTATTACCGCATCCCTGGTTGGGTAGCTCCGAACACCGTTGATGGCATCCACGGCAACAGCTCGGCAGAAGTCGGGGTTGGTAACGCAGCGGCACTGATCGCTGGAGCAACAACGCAAGTATCATAATGAACTCCCGAAACGAATACTCCACCATCCAGGTCATTCTCGAAGAAGTGCGTGCGCTTCGTAACGAGATGAACATTCAAACGGCTGCTATCCGCGCGGACATGAACCGCAACCAGGAGAACACCGACGATGAATTGGAGGAAGTCCGGGTCATTGCTCAGAGCGCACATACCCGGATTGACCGCTATGAAAATCGGTTCTGGGGATGGATGGCCGGAGTTGGTGGAGGAGGGGCTATCACTGGCGCTTCTCTAGCCAACCCGTCATTCTTGAAAGCCATTGGACGAGCTTTGTTCGGATGAAGACCCTCAAGCTAACCCGGCACATCACCGCCAATGGAGCGGTAGTCGGTCGTTTAGCTGGTCTCTCCAAGCCGATTTACACGCTGGAGGACGAATGGCGCAACAACGCGCGGGGGAGTAGCGCGATTCCAGTCGGAACATATCGCTGTGTTCCCCATGGCTGGGAGCCTAACAGTCCGGTAAAGTTCAAGCGGGTTTGGCACCTCCTAGGCGTGCCGGGACGCGACGCTATCCTAATCCATGCGGGGAACACCCACAAAGACACGCTGGGCTGCATCCTGCCTGGCCTCGGCCTTCAGATCACACAACTACAGTCGATGGTCACCGACAGCCGGATGGCGATTGACCTAATGCGCGCTGAAATCGGCCAGAATGAATTTATGCTGACGATTGCCTAAAGCTGTGTCAGGGTTTGGATGTTCCGGCGTCATTAACCGGAACGTCCTTGGGGTATCAGGGCGGCAGGGGTGTCGCCCTTTTTGTTTGTCAGCGATTCCCCCTCGTGTTCTAGTTGTACCCAACGAAAGGGTATAACTATGAAGAAATTGCTCCTCCCGCTGATTATCATCGGGGCATTAGGTGCAGGCGTTTACGTCCTCAAGGCTGTAGGCCAAGGAGACGCCGCCACGTTCCTTGATGCGAAGGCGGCTGCATTCACGGCAGAATATCACGCTGCAAAGGCGGAAATCGCCGCTGAGAAGGCCGCTGATGTTGTCGAACAAATCTCCCCAACCACCGCTGAATAATGCCGTGGCAATCCCTTATCGACTTTCTCAGGATCGTCTGGCCATCGCTTGTCGGCGCGTTAAAGATCATCATGGCTGGGAAAGTCGCGCAGGATCTTCAGAAGGGGCGACAGGTGCGTGAAGATCTTTCCAAGCTGGACGAAGTGGCGCGGGCTGTTAGCGATAACCGCGCTCGGTCTACTGATGAGCGGCTGCGCGACGCGCGCAAGCGGGGCTTGTATCGTGTACGCCCTGAACAAACCAAGCATTAGCGAAGATGATACGGTGGATACTCAGTTAGGCGTGCAGAATCTCGATGTGGCTATGGGAGCTATCTGCAAAGATTAGTGAGTAGAATCAGATACATCCGCCAGGTCGTAGTAAAAACCTAGTTTAGGGCTGCAAAAAGGCAGTTTACAGCTTGTGGACAGGTGCTTGGTTTAAATCAAAAATACCTAGCAAAATCATAGGGAAAGCGCGAAAATCAGGGTTTCGGCCCTGTGTACTGTTGGTGGTTTCTTACATACTGGTATTGCATCGAATCGGCTTGTCCCACAGTATGCGCAGCAGGCAGCAGCACTTCTTGTTTTTTTAAGCAGAGGTGCGCCCATGGAAGACCCAAGAGACTCCCTAAACTTTCAAATCGGCTGGTTCAAGGCGACTGCAAGCGGTCGCTTTACGATTGTTGCCGTGTTGACCTTTTTGCTGGTCCTGGCGGTATCAACATTGATGATCTGGCCAAAGCAAATCGAAAGCGTCTTGCCGAAACAAGTTAGCTACCAGCAATAAACCCCGCATGAGCGGGGTTTATCTCGTTACTCTGCCGCTTCTAATGACGGCTGATCGGTGTGCGCTTGGTTCCAAAGCCATTCGGCAGCTTGTCCGGCATGACTGGCGGCGCTGAAAATCGCCCGGTTATCCGCCTTCAGCACTTTTAGCCAACTTGCTAGATAAGACGAACTGCGGAAAGACGGCGCGTAGCCCAGACGGGCGCAGAGGTAAGCCGAACCGAGTTCAGCTATAAGCTCCTCCACCGCGTACTTTTCATCACCGAACCGTTTACCGTACTGCCGATTAAGGCGGCTGGTGTGGCCAGAACCGTGCACAAGCTCATGGCAGACGGTTCCGTGATAACCTTCCTCGTCCTTGAAGGCTGAGAAAGCCGGAACCACCACAACGTCCTGCGCCGGGCTGTAGAACGCCTTATTGCCCTCGTGCCGAATGGGAATCCCCGTCCGGCGCTCGAACTGCACCGCTACCTCATTCTTAGGCACCGATACGCCCTTATCCGCCTGTTGCGGGTGGAGGTACTTCGTATCCAGATTCTCAATCTGGGATGTGTGGAAGACGGCATGAGACTTAACGAAGGTGCTTGGCTTGTCCTCATCATCCTTCCTCGCAATGTGCTTGGTGAAGATGATGTGCGTTGCCCGCTCTCCCTTCCGCACCGAGCCACCCATTTCCTGGATTTGCTTGAAGGTGCAGAATTGGAGATTGTCGTATCCCCGTTGATGAGCCGCCATCCACAGCAGGAGGACATTGCCTCCGCTGTAGAGCCGACCCGTCACGAGGTTCGACGGTATCATGCCGACGCCGGGTATGCGGCTGTCTCTCCAAGGGCGAACCCATGGTGGTACTCCATCCTCAAGCTGCTTGATGACGGTCGCCGTGACTTCTTTGTAGAGCTTATTGATATCCATCTAAGGACTCCAAAAAAGAAGGGCCAATCCCTTTGGAGGATTGGCCACGTTGTTTCAGGAAACGGCCCATGGAGGGTCAGTCAACGCCCCGAAGCCGAAGGGCAGGGCTTGACGGACACGGTGGGTCGGTTATCGGCCTCTGGTTTCGTGCCCGTAATTCCCGGAGTTCATCCGGCGTTCTTCCTGTCGCTCTCTCTCGTCGTCCGGGAGAGGTTCCCGAAGGACAAGGCGACCAGTCATGGGCAGGGCGAAAAGCTGAAGGGTAAAACCCTTACCGTCGCTGTGCTCCCACGCCGCTCCGATCTTCCGAAGATGGTCATTCTCCTCCCGCCTACGCTTATTCAGGTTGGATGCGGTCAGTACATCGTGTGTTGGTTTTTCACTCATCGTGCCCTCGCTAAAGGCGCACAGGATTGTCCAGCCCAAGGGTATCCTGTGGGCCTGCGAAAAGGTTGAAGATGTTTAAGGCTAGACGTGAGAAGGTTACCCCGTGAAAGCACTTATGGCTATTATTCTGTCACCGCTCTACGCTCTGTATTGGGGCACGAATGGGGTATGGTGGGGCTTTAGGTTCTCATGGGCGTGCATCCGGCGTTCGCAGCGATTCATGCTGTGGATACGCAACCGGAACCACAAAGAACGATCAACCTATGGCGACGCGGGCTATGCGACTACCAAGCAATTGCAGGAAAAGGGCTACGTTGCGCCGCGTAAGAAGCTATTCCGGAAAGTGCCGGATTTCACGCCGGGGATGCTGGCCTGTCTGAGCAAGGACGGTCAGCGAATCTTCACCCGCGACGAACGCAGCGTGTTGATGATGGCGCAACCAGGGGCAGGTAAATCGCAGCACTTCATTGCCGACCTAAAGGCGACGGCGGAGCGCGCGAACTCTGAGCTTCCGTTTCTGATTATTGGTGACGCTGGGAATGAGCTTTTCAACGCCGTGGGGCCGATTCTCAAAGCGGCTGGCTACCAGATCAGCAAGATCGACGCGGTGAAACCGGAGCAATTCACCAAATATGACTTTCTCGCTGAGTTGGACACCCGCATTCCGGCGCGGCACCTGTTCAAGCGCAAGCTGGCCATGATCTGTGAAAGCATGATCCCGCAGGAGAAGGGGACGAAGCAACCGCACTTCGTGGAATTTGCCCGCCTGCTCCTCAAATGCGCGATCACGGCGGACGTGCTGTATGAAGGCAACAAGCGTACCATCGTCCAGATCATTGAGATGCTACTGGACGACGACGAACGCGAAGCGCTGTTGAAGCGTGCGGCGGTGTATGACGACAAGATCCTCAAAGCTGTTCTTAAATCCATGCAGCGGATGCTGAGCAATCCGGAGGGCGGTTCGGTTATGAGTACAGCGCTTCGCACGCTGGAGCCGTGGGCTGATCCGGCGATAGAGCAAATCACAACGTTCGGAAAAAAGGAGGACGGCACCTACTATCGCGGCTGGAACTTCACCAAGCTGCTCACCCAGCCGGAGCCTGTCGTGCTCTTTATACGGAGCGGCTATCAGGACGTGGGCGGGCACCTGTCCCGCCTCATCTACGAGTGCGCGGTGGATGCCGTGTCGGGGATCTGGGACGCGACGGATAAGCCGCTACGCCGCAAGTTGCATATCTACGTGGATGAAGCGGGATTGACCGGATATTGCGCCGCAATCGTCAAAGCCTTCTCACGCCTTCGCAAAGTCGGTGCACACCTTCGCATGTGCTTTGTCAGCATGGACGAATTGAAGGACGCTTACCCTTATCCGCACTACAAGACGCTGCTGAACGGCTGCGACCTCATCATATCCGGTGGCGGAAACGACATGGACCTGTCGAAGTTTGCCAGCGAGCTTGCGGGTGAGTTCACCGTACAAAGCCATAGCCAGACGGAAAGCAAAAGCGGGGAAAGCCGGGGCCGGAGCGAACAGCGCCGCCGACTGGAGAACCCCGACGAGATCCGCGCCATGGTCGATACGGAGCTTATGGTGTTCCTGGATAACCTCGTGGTCCGGGGCATCAAGCCGTGGCGCAAGGTTGGCGGTAAGATAGAACACCTATAGGCTCTGGCCGTTATCCATCGCCTGCAATTCCGCATGATAGCCGCCTTCCATTAGGAACGTGCGGTACTCGTCATAGGTAATGTCTCCAGCCTGATAGGCTGCATGGGCCTCCTCCAGCGTGACGGATGAGGCTGCGTCGCGGATACCGTAGAGCAGCAGCTTCTCAGCGGCTTCAACCTCCTCCTCGACGCCATAAACAGCTTCTAGTTCTCTTCGGTACATAAAGGCGTCACGCTCGGCCTGAGATGCGTTCTCTGACAGGCGGTGAAGCTCGCGGTCATAGGATCTGCGGGTATGCTCCGCGTCGGTCGCCAGCGCCTGATATTCCTGCGCCGAAACCTGAACACGCTCCGCCTCTTTGCGCGCGCTGGTTTTGAACAGGGTAACGCCAAAGAGGCTTAGTGACTTGCCCTTGAGGCTTCCGTCCTCTCGCTGGTATTGCGATAGCTGCTCCTGAAGCTGGTGGTTCTTATAGAGTACGTGTTGGCTTTCCTGATAGTAGTCGCCAGCCTCCGCAGATACCTTTTCCCTCTGCTCCACAAGCCATGCATACCGCTTCTCGGCGGTTTCTATCCGCTCCTTTGCCCGGTGCAGATGTTCAAGGTTAGCCTTTTGATCGTGGAGGAACTTAATAGTTCCGACCGGATCAACGCCAATAGCCGCATGGGTTAAGCCTTCCTTTTCGGAAGTATCCATATCCTCATCGCTGTCGCCAGCGTCCTCTGTTGAAGTGGGTATGTTCTGACTGACTTCATCAACGCTGGGGTTGTCGTTGGCGTATCCCCGGTGCCGTTCGGCAGGCTCAAGGCCGCGTTCAAGGTTGCTGCGGCGGTCGAATGTTAGGCCGTAACCAAACTCCGCGAATACCTCATTGCCCGTTTCCTCCCATTGCTTGCGCATCCACTCCGTGACGTTCGGCTCAAGCCCTTGTTTGGCACGATATGAACGGGAGTGGCCGAACTTTCCGACGCTCTTTCCGGTAATGCGGTCTCGGTCGATTAAGACGACGTGGAAGTGGGGATTGTCCGGCTTGTCGTTATGCTCCCAAGCCTGCGCATAGGTCTGGCCGTTAAAGGTGATACGGCTCAGAAAGCGCTCCATCATGATGATGCGGTGTTCCGGCGCAACCTGGTTCGGCAAGCTGACTATAAGGGTATCGCCTAGACGCGCGTTCTTTCTTGTTGCCTGCTTCTCAAGAGCGAGAAAGGCCATCTTGGCGTCATAGGACGTACGGAATATGGGTAATCCGACCGTGGCAACATGGCCACGCTTGTTCTGGTTGGCAGCATAGTGTGCAGCGTTGGCTACGCGTCCATAACCCCATTCTCCCCGGTTATAGGAGGCATGTTCGATACGGAAATAAGCCGCTTGCGCCATGGTGTTAACCTACAACATGCGCAGCCGCTAACTGAGGACAATTTGCCAACAAATTGTCTAACTGCGCTATCTCTAACGCACGCTACCGCTAACCCGGTCACAACGCATCAATTCTGACGAGGCGCAAGGGGGCATAAGGTGGGATAGATTCAATGTCTAGGATTCTGTGCCGACCTCAATCAATGGAAAGCCAAGCTCTTTCACATTGGTAAGACTGAAAGCCATCTCGTAATTGCCGTTCAATCTGCTTTTGTGCCGGTCCCATAGCAAAGCAAATTTGAATTCTGACGGGTAATTCAACGAAACAGGATATGGAATTGAAGCAATTAATGTGTCGTCTGCAATCATGATGAAATCGGGCAAATTAAAAGAGTCTTTCACGCCGCTTAAGATGTACTTTCGACAATCTACCCCGTTATCGAGGGCGTTTCTCAGTTGGGCCAGAGAGTATCTATCAGCATCTAATGGAACCCATTCACCGTTCTCTACTAAACCAGTTACGACTAAGTGCGTGGACTTGTTTTCGTCGTACGCCCTTTTGACAAAATCGTTGGCGTGGGAGTGTATAGAGAGGAAACGGCTTAAATTACTGGTGTAGAATTTCAGGGTTACAGCGCTGGTGATGAATTCTGAAAAGTTGGCATGAAAGGGATCCATGACAACACCTTTCAGCCCCACCGTAGATAAAGGTAGAAAACCGTTCTCAGGTGTTGGGTCGGCTCCCTTGATAGCTTCACCAACTAATTCTCTCACGGCGGCGCTAAAGGAGTAATCTTTGAATCTTGGAAGGTTCAGCAAGCTGCTGACATCACTACTACTGATTTTGATGGATTTCGGATCTCGATATTCAGTCATGCTCGAATCATCGTAGTACGGTAGTCATTGGTATTACCAAAATATGCTTATCATACAAAGTCTTTGAGTGAACTTTGGAGCCACACCCAGACAAGAGGCGGCATATCGCAGTCTCAGGGTGAGGGAGCCTTACAATGTCGAACATTATCAGCATCACCGCCCGCCGCGCCGCAGACCAGGCTTTGCGCAAGATTCTTCAACGCCAAGTGGCTTTCACCAGAGACAAGGCGCGACCGAAGATCGACCCGCACAAGGCCAAGAAGTTCTACAACTTCACGCCTGTCTTCGAGACCCGGCACGGCGACATTGCCGCCAAGCTACGGGAAGTGACATTCAGCCAAAGCAACGGGGAAACCATCGCGTACTACGACCTTGTACGCTTTGACCCGGCCACCGGGCTGAAGACGATAACCACCTTCCTCTACGCGATCCGTCAGGGCCGTCAGACGCAGTTGCGCCGCTACGAACCTCGCATTGTGCGCTGAGGTGTCGAATGATCTTCAGACTGATTGAGCTTTACATCAGGATAGCATTCCGACTGACCGAGTTGTCATTTCGGCTGCTGTTCTGGTTGGTCAGCGCAATCTCACGGGCGGTGGCATCCGCCGCCCGTAGAAGGAGGGCGAACGCATGGAGAAGATGAAGGGGTTTGGGTCGGAGCACTTTATAGCAATTATCAGCCTGGTATGGATCGCAAATGTGGTCGTGGCCCACTACTGGGGGTACCCATTCCTGTACTGCTGGGCGAAGCCTGCGGCGTTCTACCTCTACAGCGCATGGGGTGTCCTAAGCCTTTATCTCGTTATGCTATACGTGGCCTTCCAGCTTTTAAGAAGCTTTATAGCAAAGGCTTTGATAGGGGCTTTATTAGCGGTAGCCATCATTGAATTGCCGCGCATTTTCGACTACATATTCAACGTAGGGGGAACCTGTGGCTAACGAGGATGACGCAATGCGTGAAGCTATCGCAAAGGAATATGGCTTTACCCTATACCGCCAATATGAGGAAAAGCAGGCAGCGCACTATCTCGGCAAAGACATCAGCACGCTCAAGCGCTGGCGTCGTAAGGGCTTAATACCCTTTATCCGCATGGGTGAAAGGGGTATTAACTACCTTGGCGTCCACATTGCCGACACGCTCCTGCGGGGTGTGAAGGATTGAGCCGTTACGCGCGCAAAGAGTACCGGGTAGGCGATTACTGGCTCAGTCAACGTGCTAACAGTCCAGCGTGGTATCGGACACACTACGATGAGGCGGCGCGGCAAACGCGCCGCTTTTCGTTGCAGACCGACGACTTCGACACTGCAAAGCAGAAGCTTGACGAGTGGTACATAGCCGAACGGATGCGGTCGGCACAGAACCTGTCTCCGTCTGAGGTTACTCTGTCCGACCTATTCAAAGACTATCTTGACCACCACGCGGTGAAGCTTCGCTCCTACAAGTCCGTCATCATACTCCTCCGGTATTGGGAGGAGTTCTACAAAGAAGGTGCGACGATTGAGGACGTGCGGGACGTTCGCAAGCAGGAACAGTTCCGGGAGTTCTTGGAAAAGAAGGGTCTGGCCCATAACAGCATCGCCCGGTGTATGGAGGCGGGGAGGGCGGCAATGCGGCGGGCCTACAAGCGCAACGTGGTTGCGAGCGTTCCATTTATAGAGTGTGGGCATATTCAAGTTGAGAACCCGCGCGGACGTCCGCTGAGCATTGAGGACATTGGCAGGCTCTATTCGGGAGCCGCTGACCATGTGCGGCTGTTTCTTATTCTTATGCTTGGCACGGGTGCCCGCAATGAAGCGATATGCACTCTGACGTGGGACCAGATCGATTTTGAGAACGGCCTAATTCACCTGAACCCGAAGGGCCGCAAGCAGACCAGCAAGCGCCGCCCCACGGTCAAGCTTGTTCCATTCGTCCGTGAGATCCTGGAGCCGATGGATAAGAAGACGCCATTCGTCATCATGTGGCGGGGTGAGGGCGTCAAGCAAGTCATGATCGGTATCCGCAAGGCCGTGAAGCGCGCTGAGCTTGATAGGGACGTTACCGCCTATTCATGCCGTCACACGGTCGCCCGTTGGCTGCGAAAAGAGGGCGTGTCTCCTTGGGAGACTGCCATGCAGTTGGGGCACAAAGTCGTCGGATTTACTATGACGGAAAGATACGCGGCGTGGTCGCCCGATTATCTGGAAAAGGCGGCTGTGGCTTTGGAGAAGCTGCTGAGGCTTTCGATCCCGCTCGATGCCACACCAATTCCAAGTGCCAGATAGGCGTTTACACAACCTCAAGTATGGGCGAAAATAAAGCCGCTGGTATGGAGCCAGCGGCTAATTTTAATCCAACGAAAGAGAGGTTCGTGGACGCTCTTAAGCTAACCCAAGACCGCATCCGTGCAAACATAAATGTAAATGCCCAAGGCTGCTGGGAGTGGCAGCTATACATCCGCCGCAATGGCTATGGGCAGATGAAGCATGAAGGCAAGACCGTGGATGCCCACCGGGTGTCGTATCGGTGCTTTCATGGGGAGATTCCTGACGGTCTTTTTGTGTGCCATCGCTGCGACAACAAACGGTGCTGTAACCCGGACCACCTTTTCTTAGGCACCCACTCCGAGAATATGATCGATCACCGCAAGAAAGGTGGACGGCTCGGGCCTAAGCGAAAGATGACACCTGAGATGGTGGCGAAGGCGAATGAGCTGCGAAGTGCTGGTGTTATCTACAAAGACATTGCTCAACGCCTCGGTGTTTCAACCATGTCAATCTGGATGCACCTCAACGCACCAGCGAACGATAACAATCCCTCAGAAAGTGCTAGCTACATCCCTCGTTCCAAACGCGTGCCATGA